TTTTATAGCGTATCTTTAGATGCAGGTAGAGTTGGTTTTGTTGTTCCAGTTAAATTTGCAAACAACAAAATAGTTAAACCAAGCGTTATGTTATGTAATAGTTCAGTAATTCCATTTAGCCAAGAAGGAATTAATGAGTTATATATTAATAATTCAAGTGATTTTAAGGCGGCAGCAGTTGCATCTCCATTATTTAGTTTAAAGCCAAGTGATATTATTCAAAATTTAAGAGCTGCTTTAGCTGAAGAGAATTATGCAAAAGCAGAAGATGCACTTAATGTATTAGCAAATACTGGCGATACAAAAGCATATGCAACAGGATTTCAAGTTTATATGTCAGGATTGGCAAATAAAAAAGAAGCAAGTGCAGAACAAGTCAAATGCGCTCATGCAATTAAAAATAATACTAGCGAACACCCAATTTGTTCTCAAACTGGTTTGCCTACTCACAAAGTTTATCAAGATAAAGAAGGAAATTGTCGCCCCCTATATAGAAGAGGAATGGATGAAACATACGAAGGAGCCGTTTTTAATAACTCCAAGATTTTCGGGTGATCTATGAGTGTAATTAAACTGGCTGATTTCTTTGAGCTAAAATATAAGCTAAAATCTGAAGCTGCCAGCTTATCAGATATTATTAATGATGTAAAAAAAGATTTTATTAATCTTTATAATTTATATGTTAATAGCGACAAAGCAAAAGAACCTGTTTTACAAATATTAGCAAATGCTGGAGAGCCATTCAGCAAATCATTGATAAATGAAATGGAAAAAACAGTTGCATCCATTGACACATTGTCAGAGGCTCCTCCATTATTATTTAGGCAAATTAATAAAATTTTAGGATCTATTTCAAAAATGAAAACTGATCCAGAAAATAGTGTTAGAGTTTTTATTCATAATGCTGTTAGAGTAAATAAGCAATCTGATAAAAATTATAGAGAGCATCTTAAATCAAAATTTGAGATGGTAATTCATAGAATATCTTCTATATTGGAAAAGCAGGCAAGAATTCTTAAAGCATTTTTACCAGCAAATGTTCCATTAGCAGGTGGAGCAACTACACCTGAAAGAAAAGAACTTAGCAAAGATAAGTTATTAATGTTTATGCGCTCACCAGCAGCTCAAACATATGGTTTAGATTCTTTAGATGTAATGGAAAAAGTTCTATTTTATCCAGATTTAAAAGAAAAAACTACTACTCTAATAAATGCTATAGATAGGGGCCATATGCCATTAGATGGGCCTGAAATAATGCAGGTTACTAAAGAAATTATGGATGCCTTTAAAGCCAAAGAAACTAATGCAGAACAATTTGGCGAAGAAAAAGAATAAGGAGTTTAGTTATGAGAATTGCAGATATGTTACATGCTATTGCATCTTGGCTGGAAAGTCCAGACAACGAAGCATTATTACTTGCTGAATATCACGAAGACAGCATGAAAGTAGTAGCTGAGAATTGCATTCTTGCCGCCGCTCTTTTAAAAAATGCTGCTGAACAAGTTAATGAAATTGAACCACAAGAAGAGTCTAATATTACTCCAGAATCAATAGATGGTATTGCATCTTTAGCTACAGCTTTCGATGCTTCGGGAGATCCTCAACTTAAAAAACAAGCATCTGTTCTCGATGAATTGTTAATGTCAATTGCAGCACCACCTAATGCTTATGCTGAGCGCAAAGATCTTCAAGAACAAAGACTTGTTGAAATAAAGAAAAAGTATGAAGATCCTCGTAAAGAATTATATGATGTTAATAAAATTGCAGACTCTGAAAAGGGAATTGAAAAAAGCAAATTAACTAAAACATATGAAATATTAGAAGCGCCATTAAGTAGTAGATATTGTCCAGACCATCCGGGCGTTCAAATTGCAAGAGTTGGCGAACACATGTGGCAATGTGAGCTAGATAAAAAATCATATAATTTTGAAACCGGATTTGAATTAAATAATGGTGCCAAAGTTCCAGGCGGCGATGTTGCACAACAAACTCAAAGTGTAAGCGTACCTTTTCATGCTATTTTTGATACCCGTGAAGGAAGACTCGGATATAACAAATAAAAACATGAATAGAGAGTTAAATGAACAAACCAACTTACAAAAAAATTCTGGAGCATCCAGATAAAGATGAAATTATATCAAAATTAGTAATTGGTAGATCGCCAACTGACGTACATGATTGGTTAAAAATCAAATATACAAATGTAAGTGAAATAAAGTTTGTTCTATCAGAAAAAATTATTAAATCATTTAAATCTACATATTTAGATTTTTATAATGATATGTTATTGGATTTAAATAAAGTTAAATCATCTGCAATTACAAATACTCAAGATGAATTAAGTCTTACTGTTAAAGGCAATTCAACATATAAAGATGCTTTATTAAAAGTTGCTAATAAAGAATTAGATATTGAAACTATTATGGGGACTATGGCGATCAATGTTGAAACTCGTATGGCCCAAGTATTTGATGAGATGATGGAAAATCCTCGTGATATCAATACTAAAGTAGATAGATTATTTGCTGAATATGCGGATATTCTTGGTAATTTATTAGATAAATATCATAAATGGAAAGAAAAGCCAGCAGCCGATCAGGTCATTCAACACAACGTTACTTTACAGGTTGTAGATCAGCATATTTCGGTATTTCATGATGTAATCAAAGAAATTTTATCTCAAATGGATTTAGAAAGCTCTCAATATTTTATAGAAGTATTTAATGAGAAAATGTCTAAACTCAAACAACCATCTCAAGAAGCAGGAATGTCTCAAGATATGAAGTTGGCCGAGGCAAAAATAATAAATGAAACTATTAACCAAAAAGTAAATCAATGAAATTTGCTAATGACCATGACCTAGATCTAAAACCATATGAAAATGAAGATCTAGAAATTACAGAAGATATGAAAGGTAAAATTGAAAAACTTATGAAGTTTTTTGATGATCATGGTATTGATTACGATAAATTTGATAAAGATAAGACTCCAAAATTAGATTTTGGAAAAATAGAGGCTTATCCAAATAATGATCAGTATATGCACATTCCTGGTCAGCACAATACACAAAAATGGTTACAAGCTATAAGTGAAATTTATCGCAAAGAACAAAGTGGAGAAAATAGAGTATCAGCTATTCGCAGAGTTACATCTGGCTGGAATATTATGGAAACTTTTGACTTCTTAAATTGGATTAAGTTTCATGAGTCAGGAGATCATATGAAATATAAATTCGCTCAATTATGGTATGAAAATGATGCTCTTGGACCAGGATATTTTTTACAAGTAAAAAAAGATCCAACTCCACCAGCACAACCAACTACAACTGGTCAAGACATCGATTTTGCAAGAGATAGGGCTGCTGCTGATTCTGATAAAAGACAAACCATAGAAAAACAAAGAAATAAAATAATTGGAAGATTAGATTCTGCTGAAAAATTACTTCGTTCTCCTGATGGTCACGTTTTTTCTGGTAAAGAATTTGAGTCTCTTTTAGAATCAATTTATCAATTGAAAAAGAAGATTCAGATGGTTAATAAAATTAGTTCATCTACTAGATTATATGAAGATATGATTATTAGAGAGGCTAATATTCTTAATGTAGGTGGTTTTACTAAAGCTGCAAATATATTATATTCTTTGGCTCAAACACCTGCTGCATCTGGTGAACAAGCTAAAGGAACTCCAAATGGTAAAGAGGCTATTCAACCACCATCTCCACCAGATCCTTCTGGTGCAGGAAATCCTGGAGCACCAGGCGGATTACCGTCTGTTGGCCCAGGAATGCCTCAAGGAGCCCCATCTTCAGCCGCACCAGAAAGTGTTGGCAATGAAAATTCTCCTGGAATACAACAATTTTTAGCAGGATTAAATGAAGGAAGATATTCTCCAACAGATAAACAAACTGTAGAAGACAATTTAGATGTTGAAGATACTATTGAAGTATTAGATTCTGATGATAGTATTTTTGTTACCGAAGCCCAAATGGCAACACCAGGCCCAATTAATGAGCCATTAACAACATCACCTGCACCAGCTGCATTAGATCCATCTCCAGTTGCGGCACCTGAAAATCCTAAAAACAAAGCAAAAGAATCTGTTCCAGCCACAGAAGAGCCATTAGAAGTAACAGAAGATGATATTGCGGCACCAATAAAAGATGCTGAACCATCAGCAAGTGATTTTGATGCTAAAGTTGATGCTGTATTTTCAGACATTACTGTTAATGATGTAGTTGCTAAATTAGAAGATTTAGCTAAAATATTTAAGACGCGTGAAGTTCCTCGTCAATTAGGAATTGTAGATATGATGCTTGATAGCTTAGGCCTTGCCTCATATTTCCCTTCATTATCAGAGGCAACAAATAAAGCTTTAGAATCTAATAATTATATTTCTACTCGTGTAGAAGATATTATATCTAAATTACGTGGCGCTATGACAACTCATGAAATTGATTTAAAGGGCGGCAATAATAATGAAAAACCAGAAGTTGCCGGCATTAAAGGAAAATTAAAAGAAGACGAAGATAAAGAGAAATCAAGAAAGCAAATGAGGAAAGAACAAGAAGCTGCCGAATTATCTAATAAAGGAAAAGAAACTCCAGAAGTTGAAATTGAAGAAGATTTAGGCGCCTCTCAACCTAAAGTTCCAACCCCAGCTCCAAGACCTTTAGCATAAGAAAATGAATGAAATTACGAGAACTGCTTCAAGAAATGAAAAAGGTGCAAGAAAAGATAAGCACCTCTGAGCCATATATTTGTGGAGGAACTCCTCGCGACAGATACATGAAGCGTTTGGATAATATTTCTGATTTAGATATTACTACTGGAGATAAAACTGTTCAATATTTAGCTCAAGAATTTGGAACTGTTTTAGGTAAAAAATATAATGTAACATATAGATCTCATGATGATGGTCATGCCTCTGTATTTATTGGAAGCTTTAAAATGGATTTCTCTTCTAATTTTAATGCGCCAAATATTATAAGTATTTTAAAATCTAAAGGTATTACAAATCCAACTGAAATGCAAAAAGAAATGTTCAGTAGAGATTTTACATGTAACTCTTTGCTCTTATCTATTAATTTAAAAAATGTAATTGATCCAACTAAACAAGGTTTTAAAGATATTAATTCTAAAATAATTAGAACATGTTTAGATCCTGAAATTACTCTTACTACAAATAAAAATAGAGTAATTAGGGCAATTTATTTAGCTTCAAAATTAGATTTTGATATTGATCAAAAAATAATAGATTATGTAAAACTAAATCCTCAAAGCGTTAAAATTGCTAGTGATAAGGTTTTATCAGAAAAATTAAATGAAGCTTTTAATAGAAATCCAGAAAGAGCTACTTATTATTTAAATAAAATGAATTTGTGGGATCAAATTCCAATTACTGAAGTGGTTAGACCATATTACATGAAGAATGTAAATGCTCCACAAAAAGTTGCTTATTTTCAAGGCGGTGGCGGAGTTAATGAACCAACACCAAAAGAAAAAAAATATAAATCTGATAAGGCGATTGTTGTACAACCTCGTTTTAAAGAACCATTTTATCGTAATTATGATTTATATGATGTTCCTGGAGAACATGGCCCCGGAGCCGGCTGGAACACCATGCAAAATTATAAAAGTGTTTCAGAATTTCTAGAGACAAAAAGAAAAAAACTAAAGGACAAATATAAGGCCGATGATTCTTGGATTCAACCAAATGGAAAAATAAAAAAAGAAAATAAAATTAATATTAGAAAAAATTTATTAATTAAATTAGCTGATATTGATTTAGATTATAATGCAATAGATTTTCCAGTAGATGATTATGAGAGTTATTCTGATCCAAATGTAACTTCATTAGAAGGTGGAGTTCCAGAAGGAAACAATCCAGTAGGAGAGGCCAATGATATTGGTGGATATTTAGATGAATATTTGACACAAAATGATTTTGAAGGTAAGAGTCCAGATTCTTTAGATTTTGGAAGAGATTATACAGAAGATTCTGAACCACTAATTGAAGATGATGTTTTAAAAGAATTAATGGAAAAATATCTTACACCAGCACCAAATCATGGTTTATATGGGCTACCAGATGGCGTAGATTTGCCAGATGAAGATCTTGGACAACCAACTGATTTAAATCCAGATTATGGAACTTTGGGACCTGAAAGTTTAATTTATGAAGATAAATGGAATATTTAAAACAACGGATATTACTACATATATATGCATACAATTTAAAATGCACTCTAGAGGTATTTAAATGTCATTACAGTCCGAAGCACAAGAATTAATAGTTGTAGACCCATCTTCTATGGGATTTCCAATGGAACATAATGATATGTCATTGGTACCTTTAGAAGTTGAAGATGAACATAGAGAACAATCTGATTCTGAACCAATGGAAATTCATGATCAACCAGTAGAATTAGAAATTGTAATGGATTTACCAGGTGCTCCACCAGGTACAAAAGATCCTGAACCAGTTCTTGAAGTATCAGAGCACGATCAAGAAGATAAAAGCAAAGCAATGGATGAAGATCCTGCTAAAACAAAATCAAATGAAAAGTGGGATTGGAGTAAACGCGGCCCAACTGGATTTATAGCTTGGGTTAAAGAGCGTTGTGATGATGTTCCAAAGCATTCTGGATATGATTCTGCAGGATTAGAAAGGGCTGTTGCATATCTCGAAAGATTAGATAATGAAGTATCTAAAGCCATGAGAATGGATTTGGATGGTGAATTAGATGCAAATCAAATTGAAAAAGTAAGAGCAATTATTGATAATGGAATTGAAAGATTACATGATCGTCTTGATAAGGTAAAGACTAGTAAAAAGAAAACTCGTAAAAAGAAGGCCGAATTTACTTCTGAAGGATTGGTAAAAGAAGCTCAAAAAATTACTGGAGTTTCTGGAATATTTGTTACAGTACCTCTTTTAATTTCAAGAATTGCAAGAGTTTGCATTAATGGAATGGTGTCTGCTGGACATGACATCGAAGATTTATATGATAGACAAGTTAAGTTTTATAAACTTAATGAGCGTGAGCAAGCTGAAGTTATGCAATTATTAGCTGATATGGGATATGCAGTTCGTCAAGATAGAGGCTTTATGCCAAATCAAGATGTTGATGTTACTGATACTGATAATATGGATTGGGCAGCAAACTATAAAGGATAATTATGTCTCGATATGTTAGACACTCACCAATTATTTCCAGACAATCCGATGAATCAATCGGAGAAGATCATTGGTTTAAACAATTTCAAAAAAGTTTGCAAAAAGACGCAGTTCAACCAAAGGCTCAACAATCTTTATTTGATCAAATCAATTCCATTATGAATGGAAATGGTAAATCAAAATATACATCAGTAGATGCAGCAGTTCAAGATATGCAAGAAAGAAGTGGTCTAACTGCTTATTTAAATAAAATTAATAAAGTTTCAGAAGAAACTGCTTCTGCTAAAAAAGTTGTAGCATCTGATCAGCAGCCAGCAATTGATAAAAAAATTGATATTACACCAATTGTTATTAAGAAGCACCCACAAATTCAACAAACTTTAGAAAATTACATAAATGATACTAAAGGTAATTTATCTATTCCGGCAATTCTTGATAAAATAAGATCTATTCATCAATCAGATTGTTCTGATGCAAAAGATTGGGATGATGATAAGTTAGTTAGACTAATTAGTAAATTAAATCTTTCTGCCAAAACTAATAATCCAGGTAATTATAACAATTATAATAATTTGGGTAGACAAGATAATAGCGCAAATTCTGAAATAGATCCATCTAATACAGATGCATTTTTTGCATTAACTCCTGCAAAAATTTAATCTTTATTGTGAGGACAATATCCAAATAAAATTTTTGCATTGTTACAATTGTAACAAAGCAATTCGTATTCTTCTGGAAAGTTATTTTTAATTAACCAACGATAAAGCTTTCCGCCTGATTTATTATCATTATTAATGCTTTTGATAGTTAAAAATTCTAATATGTTCTCTTTACAACATATACATTCGCCACCGTACGCTTTGATTATTTTTATTTTAATAGATAAGTCATACATGCGCTGTTGTTCTCTAATTAGCTCTTTTCTTTTTTCATATTTATTTTTATCTCTTTGTTTGCGACAAATTTTACACACATATTGAGCAGAATTTAAATCATATTTGTTAATATTGTTTATATTCAAATCAATAAGACAATCTTTACAAATCTTATTTTCTAAAATTTTATTAGTGTTCATGGGTATATTATTGAATATATCCATGACAATAAATAGTGATAAAGATTTGTTTAATAAATTGAAAAAACAATTACTTATGGTTGATCCTGTAGCATTTTGTGAATCTAATCTAACATTAGACGGAGAACCATTTAGATTAAGTGGAAATGGCTATAAACCTTTCAGTGAAATTTATAGATATATTGGAATAAAAGCATTAGAACCAAATGCAAAGCCAACAATTATAGTTAAGGGTCGTCAAGTTGGAGCTACAACTATGGCTAGCGCCCTTGAAATGTATTTTATGGGCTCTGGTATTTTTGGTTTTGGCAGTAAGCCGCCCATTCGTATTATTCATGCATTTCCACAATTAGAATTAGCTGCAGCATATTCAAAAACAAAATTAAACCAAATGATTTCATCTTCTGTTCAAAAAGAAGATAATGGACAATTAAAAGCTACTAAACAAAAATCTTATATGCAAGGATTATTAGATCAATCTACTCCAACAAATGACTCAATGCATTTTAAACAGTTTGTTGGTGGAAACCATTTATGGATTGAGTCTGTTGGATTAGATGGTGATAGAATCATGGGTCGTACTGCTGATGTTTTATTTTTTGATGAAGTTCAGAAAACAACTGGAATGGCAATTGGTAATTCATTAAAAGTTTTAACAACTGCAAAATATGGACATCAACCGGGCGGAGTTCAAGTTTATTTCGGAACCCCAAGACGTAAGGGCTCTGATTTTCATAAAATGTGGCAGACATCTTCTCAACAATATTATTATTTAGGATGTGAGAAGTGTGAAAAAGATTTTCCACTTTATACACCAGAATCTGATGATTGGAAAAAAATATGGATTCATGGTAAAATTGTTAAATGTCCTCATTGTGGTTTTGAGCAAAATAAGTTAGAAGCTGCCGAACGTGGTAAATGGGTTTCCTTTTTAAATCCAGATGATCCTGACTGTAAAATGATTGGATTTCATATTAATCAGCTTTACATGCCAATGTTTACAAGAGAAGACATTGATAATGAAATGCCCGGAAAACATCCAATTAATACAGAGCGAGTATTTATGAATGAAGTTTTGGGAGAATTTTTTCAAGGTGATTCAAGCCCTATTACTCCAGAAGAAATTAAAGAACACTGTGCTGATGATAGAAAATTTTCAGCGCGTATAATGCCTATTAGAAATTCTCTTAATCCACAAATTATAGTGCTTGGAATAGACTATGGGGCAAGAGCAGATTTAGAACAATTAGCAAATCCTGAAAAAATAAGAGCAACAGGCCAATCTTATAGTACAGCCGTTGTTTTATCAGCAAAAGGACCAAATTTATTAAATATAGAATTCGCAACTAAATTTAAAAGAAATGATATGGAAAGTAAAAAAGGAATCATTGATCAGATAATGCGACAATATAGTGTGCAATTAGCCATTGGAGATATTGGTTATTCTAATGATTTTTCTGGAGTATTACATCAAGTTTATGGTGACAAGTATTTGGTATCAAGAGCGCATAATAAAGTAAATGGTCATATTAAATTTACAACAGAGGCATTTCCTAAAGAAATAGTTTTTGAAAGAGATCATTATATAGGAGAGCTATATGATCAAATGAAAAAGGGAATGATTAAATTTCCATTTGGTGATTATGAGAAAATTGCTTGGTTAATAGATCATTGTTGTAGTATGGAGATTAAGCCATCTGTATCTAGAATGGGAGGAGACCCACAAATACATTATGTTAAAGGAGGATCTCCTAATGACGGATTTATGGCGTTATTAAATGCTTATTTAGCGTATAAATTTATTATTACTAAAGGATTTACCAATAATAATCCACATCTTCAACAAAATAATTTTGCCAATAGAAACAAACCATTAGTAACAAGCGGGTTTATTCCTCGCAAATTTTAATAATCTTTATAAATACTTAAATTAATGATATATTATTACTTGAGTATAGTAGAGGGACCAAAATAAGAGGATACATGGCTATTAATAAGGCTCAAAAAACATGGGTAGGCCCATCTAATTCAGATCAATATTTAGGATCTAGATCTACTATACCACAAGTAAGCTCACTAATGTCAAAATCTGTTTCAGATATTAGAAGACAGGGCATTGCAAGCGAAGTTGATCAGGGTCTATTTAGAGATGGTTCTGGCCCAACAGTAAAAGAAGATGGATTTACTTTAAATGGTAGAGTCGTATCATCTGTTGGTGTTAATAAATTTGCACAAGTTGTTAGTAGTGGTGGTGGTAGTTTTAGAGGCGGTAGTGGAGATACTGTAAAACAAACTCCAGAAGTTTATTCTCCACTTTGGTTAAATTCAAATCTTAATTTACCACGTGATAGGGCTACAATAAATGCTTGGTGTAGAAGTTTTTATGCTTTAAATCCATTTGTACATAATGCTATTAATCTTCATAGCACTTACCCAATTAGTAAATTAAATATTAAATGTCCAAATAAGGATATTGAAAAATTCTTTAATGATATGATTGAAGAAATTGATTTAATGAATATTTGCGTTCAAATAGCTCAAGAATATTGGTTATTAGGGGAGTCTTTTGTTTATGCCGAGCTTGATGAAAGTCGTGGTAAATGGAGCAGGTTATTAATTCAAAATCCAGATTATATGATTGTAAAACGTACGGTTGTTGCTAATGAGCCAATAATTATGTTACGTCCAGACGAAAATTTAAAGAAAATTATTTTTTCAAATCGTCCAACTGATATTGAGCAAAGAAAACAATTAAACAATCACATTATTGATTCTGTTAAGCGTGGTGAAAATATTCCACTTGATAATTTTAATGTGTCTCATTTGGCTAGAAGAATAAGTCCTTATGAAATTAGAGGAACTGGTCTTCCAGTTTGTATTTTTCGTCAATTAATGTTATTTGATAAATTAAGAGAATCAAAATATGCGCAAGCAGATAATATGATTAATCCATTAACTTTAGTTAAAATTGGTACAGATGCTCCAGATGGTTTGCATCCAACATTTGCTGACTTAGAGGCATGGAGAAATGTTTTTGAAGAAGCTCAATATGATAAAGATTTTAAAATCTTTACTCATGCAGGAATTGCTGTTGAGCGCGTTGGATATGGTCAAGGAATTTATGATATTTCTGGCGATATAACTCAAATTATTAAAGAAATTTATGTTGGTTTGCAAGTTCCACCAGTTCTTATGGATGGAGGCGCCGACACTACTTACGCTAATGGTGGAGTTGCTCTTGATGTATTAAGACAACGTTACATGCAATTTCGTAATATGATGTCTCAATGGTTAAAGCGTAAAATTTTTGCTCCAATTTCTAAGATCCAAGGATTTTATGATTATTCTGGTGGTGAAAAGCAATTAATTGTTCCAGATGTTGATTGGAACCATATGTCATTATTTGATGCTGGCGACTATATTAACACTTTGGTTACTTTAACTCAAGGTGAAGGCGAAGCAAAAAGAGCATCTCTTCATACATTATATCGTTCTTTGGGACTTGAATTTGAAGATGAAATTCGTAAAATGCGCAAAGAAGCAATTCAAAATGCTATTAATAAAAAAGAAAAAGTTTCTCTTGATGCTATGGACTTAAATGCATTGCGTGCTTTGGATGAAGAAGATGAAATTCCAGAGATGGAAGCTAAAGATGGTGGTAATCCAGCAGAATCTCCATTACCAGGAGAATCTTTAGGCGGTGGCCCAGGAGCAGGCGGATTACCAGGATTAGATTTAGGGCCATCTCCTGGAGGAGGCGGTGGGGGAGGATTACCAATGCCTCCACCACCTGGAGGAACCCCACCACCTCCACCACCATCAAATCCTCCTCCGGCAGGACCTCCTCCTACAGGTGGATAATATGATTAATATTATCACTTATGTATAATACTGCATTTATTTACCGATTACATATAATGAAGGGTTTATCATGCAGAAAACTGCTCAAAAAAGAAGCATTCTTAATAAATTAAGGGAAATGTCTAATGTCAGCGGAATTGCTGCTGAAAAATTTTTCAATCCTCAATTTCAAAAAGTAATGGAAAGTTTGCGTGCTAAGGATGATCAAATCAGATCTATTGTATCTGGCGTTGCTATTGGCGATGGAGATCCTGGTCCAGATCCGGTAAGTTTAAAAGATCTTATTAAATCTGCAAAGTCAAATCTTAATAGACGCGAATATATGTCAGCAATTTCTGATTTGGGAAGATTTCATAAGAAAATATTTGATGTTTCTCAAGAAATTAAAACTTTAAGTTTAGATATTGATTCTGTTCATCATGAGTTTTTATTTAAAGATTTGGGCGATGAACAAAAAAAACATCTTCAAGATTTAAAAACAAGATTTGCTAATGATCAAAAGAACTCTATTATTAAAGAGGCCAGTATAATGGATTTCTTTTATAATATTGGAACTAAAAGAGGCCGCGCCTTAGCTGCTTGGGAAAAAAGATATCCAAAGCAAGTAGGCAAATTAAAGAAAGACACTTTTGATTTGTTAAAAAATTCAGAAAAAGTATTATCTGAAATTTTATCATCTCTTAAAGAAATGGCATCAGCCCGTTCTACAAGAAATGTAGATGTATATGTTAAATTTTGTAAAAAAATAACAGATAAATATGAAAGCTATGATTCTTTATTTAAATCATATTATACAGATAATGTTAAAGGATTTTTAGAAAAAGTTGAGTTAGTTGCACCAACTGCTAAAGTTGAAAATTCTAAAGAACTTGGAAAGCAAGAAGTTCCAGTGGAAGGTCCAAAACCACCTAACGGACCATCTAGTGGGCCAGATACTATTAGAGATGTTCCATCTTTAATGGCACCAGACCCATCTATTCCAATACCACTTGTTGTTCAAAAATCACCTACCTCAGTTTCTCCAACTGGTCCAACTATGTTATCTTTAGATCAACCACTTCCACCACCGCCAGCTATTCCAACTGAGCCTGCAACAGCACCATCTACTATTCCATCTCCACCACCTTCAATGAGTGAAACTATTCCATCTCCACCTCCAACCATGACTCAGCCACCTGAATCTGGATTCAAAAGTGATGATCTTGCAAAACAAATGTGGGGTAAAAGTGCTCATGAAAAGTTTTTTGATTCTTTAAAAACTTTATCAAATGAAGAGCCTATTATTTTGAAATCATATATTGCAAAATATGCAAAATCAATACAATTAATAGATCCAACTGTTTCAATTCAATTATTTAATATAGCTAAAAATATTAAGGGGTAATTATGTCTAATTTAGGACCTAATTTTTATCCCAAATTAGTGCAAATTTCTTCTGAGGCGGGAATTAAGCCAGAAGATTTGCTTGCTGTTATGATTTCTGAATCTGGTATGAATCCAGGTGCCGGAAAAGGCAATAGTGCGGCCGGTTTAATACAATTTATGCCAGATACATTACGTGGTGTTGGATTTAAAGGAAATCAGGATGATTTTAGATCATTATCTGGCGAAGCTCAATTGCCATATATTAAAAGACTTGTTCAAAATAATGTCAAATATAATGGTGGCCCATTTACTTCTGCGGCTCAATATTATGTAGCTAATTTTTATCCAGCTGCTCTTAAACTTCCAGGAATTCGTAGGGGAGATCCATCCACAGTATTTGTTGAGGAAAATCCTAAATATGTTTTAGATGGCGGTAGAAAATATAGTAAAAAATATTTTGATATAGGTATTAAAATTTCTCCAGAATCAGAAAGAGATGCATACAGATCAAATCCATTATTTCACGGCAAAACTCCTGGCGCAATTACTTACGGAGATATGATTAATCAAGTTAATAAAAATAAACAAAATCCATTATATCAAAAAGCCCTTATTGTAATGAAAGATGCGGCTGGTTATAAACCTAATGCAGAGGAGGGCCCTATGGTGGCTACGAAAGATGATTTAATTAAAAAATATTTAGAAAAATATAAAGATCAAGATGTTTATAAGAGTTTAACAGATGAAAAAAATATTAATGTAAATAATAAGCCTTCGTCTGATTTGATGTCTACATTAAATAATTATTTACAACAAGTAAGTGCATCAGAAAAAAATAATAAAAAATTATATAAACAGTTTTTGCCGTTTAATCATATGGTAATTCATGTTAAATCTGGTAATTTTGCTGAGGCAATTGAATTTTCAAGAGTTTTGTGCTCTGTTTTAAATGAAGAATTGATGGCTGAAGCATCAATTCACGTAAAAGATGAAGACGTTGATGTTGAGTGTTCTATAAATGGACCTTCAGATGCTTGTTTTGAAACAATTAAGCAATTAACTAGCACATTATCAAATACATTTAGAGTAGCTACTGCAAAAATTGGTGGAATTCAAGTTAAAACTCAATTCAGTATGAATAAAAAGTCATCTTATCAACTAATAGATGCTACATCTATCCACAACCAACACAGGAAATTCCTGCTAAAATTCGTTTAAGGGTAAAAATGGTAACGGAAAAATTTGTTTTAGATATTGTAGAAGAATGTAATAAAGATAGAACTAAAACTTTAGCAGAATTTATTGCAACTGTTTTTAATGGTAAATTTATTGAAATGTACCTTGGTGATTCTTATGAAGAAGTTAGTACCGAACAAATTTCTACAGCATATCCTGCTGTTTTTTGTGGAAAAGTGGTCGGTGCATACAGAGAATGTTTAATTGTAAATTCTGTATTTGCAAATAGTACTACTAAAAAATTACAATTAGGAAATTTAATGTTCATAAGTGAAAGAGCTATTAGAGGACTTAATGAAATTGATGGAAATGGTATCATTGAAGATATGTTTTTAAGAAGTAAAGAATCTTTAGATATTAAAGAGCACTTTATTGATCCATTTAATGCAACTAACAAAAAATAATGAAATATGACCGATATAAATCAACTTTTAAAATTAGCAAGCAATTATGAAAATATTTGCTTACAAGATTTAAGTAAATTTGGTAGAATTAGAAAGCTGCCAAATGGTAAATATCGTGTATTGTCTGAAAAAGGTAAAAATTTAGGAACATCTAATAGTAAGCAAGATGCTGTTGAGAGATTAAAAGAAGTAGAATATTTTAAGCACAAAGATGATAATAGTGCTGATGATAAAAAGAAAGAAATTATTGATTTGATGGGTGCTTCTGATTTTTCTTACTCTGCAATTATGAGAGAAATGAGACAAGAAGGCTCTAAAGAACAAGTTAAATTATTTTTAACATTATTTAAAAAAGAATTTGATAAGGCAGTTAAATCTAAATTGCAAAAGCCTGAAAAAATTGCATTACAAAATTCTTTAGTTAAATTTAATAAAATTCATAAAATAAAAATTAAGAAAAAACTAATTAAAAATGCAGCTGTTAGCGAACTTGGAGATCCAGTTTTAGTTGGCAAATATTTAGCTGATATTGTTAAATTTACTATTAACAGAATACCTTTAGAGAAAAGACAAAAAGCAATAGATAGTTTAAGAAAAAAGTTTTATACATTAAATGCAGATGAAATTGCTCAAAAAGATTTACCACCAACTTCTGGTATAGGTCAATCTATAACATTCGTAAAACATGTTTTATTTAATCATGATTCTCATTATATTCGTGAAGTTCTCAATAATTTAGTGAGTAATTTATCATGATTCAAAGGTTTAGAAAAGTAACTGATGGATTATTTAGAGGTAGCGCTCCAACACCTAAAGATATTCTTTGGTTAAAAGAAAATTTGGGTATAAATAAAGTTGTAAGCTTAGATAAAAAAGCTGGCCATAGAATTGATAGGGCGTGTAAATTATTGGGAATTGAACATTTAATGTTTCCAATAGAATTCCATAGATTCAAACAATCTTTATTAGAATTTTTAAGGCAAGACTTTAAAAAATTATTTTTAGAGGGCGGACCAGTATTTGTTCATTGTGAAGCAGGTAAAGATAGAACCGGATTAACTGTAGCTTTAATACAATGTAAATTTTTGGGCAAAAGTGCAGAAGAAGCAATAGAAGAGGCCAAATCACTTGGATTTGGTATTGGAGTTGATCCGAAAGCAGTTCATTTATTTGAAAAGCTAATAAAATCATGTAAACCAGTGCAAGATGAAAACAATGTTGATATAGTTTCGAATGAACGAGAGTATATTGGTGATAATAGAGACTCATTTTTAGATGAAGGTCATCAAGGATCATTTGCTCCATATTTAAATGTTACTAAACAAAATCCAATGGATGCAGTATATAATTTTATTATGGATCAATCACCTACTCGTGAAAATTATCATCATGGTAAGCCAATAAAAGAGCATGAATCTGAAGAAGATAACGTAGTTCCAATGGTTGGAGTTTATGATAATGATGCTGGTGGAAGAGGATTTGGACCAGCAGAAAATAATGGTGGATTTATTTATGATTAAAAAAGCTTATGCTGTACAAATGACCTATGACGTGTCTGATGAAGAAAAAGATCAGGCAGAGAAGGCTCTTTTGTATTTTAATCATGCAGCTAAGGTATTAGAAATTGCTGATGAACATCTAAATATTATGAAGACTCCATTTAAAGATAATTCAGAAATAGATTCAAAAGAAATAATGAAAGCAAGAGCTGCTATTCGTAGATTTAGAGATAAGGCAGTTGAAAATTTTAATGATTTTAAAAAGGCATCATTTAAGTGCGTTAATATTATGAATATATTTCATTCAGATACTCAAACACTTAAATTAATGAAATCTTTTATTTCTTCAATAGATGAATTAGAATTAAAAGTTAATAAATTTGTTGATTTATTTGATGATTTAGAATCTAAATCATTTGTTCAAAATGTAGTTAAATATATTGAAGATATTCAAAAAGAATGCGATGAAGTATCTGAAATTATAGATAAAAGAATTAAAAATCATATTCAAAACAATATATTAGCAACTAGCTGGGTAGATAATGTAAGTTCAGATTTACAAATGCAAATTGAGGAAAAAACACCATTAATAATTGATCTTTTTAATAAGCGACAAGATCAGTTAAATGATATAATCAAGGAGAGAACGTTACAGCCTGGAAATTAAAAATTCCGCAATTATAATGGTAATAATACCATATATGTTTGAAGTTACTGTCGTTAGTGGCAATAATTCATTATAATTAAAGATTGTAATTCTCTTCCTTCTGGAGAGCAGATGTTTGTAAAACACGGTGATGGAAAAATATTATCAGTTGTTGAAACTGAAGAGATGACCGATGAGCAGAAAAAAACTGCACAAGAGTTATCTAAAAAAAGTTTAAAAACAACAGGTGAAACTGATACTTCAGATATGAAGAAGTCAGGGAGATAAATAATGTCATTTACTAAATTAGGCGAAGCACAAGAAATCAGATTAGAAAATATGGATTCATGTCTTCCTGCTGTTAGTCCAGAAATTTTAGAAAATTTTAGAAAAGTTGCAGCTAACCTTAAGAAGGTAGCTCCTAGAGCTGAAGATTTCTTATATTTTTCTGCTGTAATGATGCATGCTGCCGAAGCTTCAGGTTTAAATGATGATGGTTCTTTAAAAACAAATGCTAAGGGTGAGCCCGTTCAAGTAGGATGGGATAAGCGTGGCGGCACGTTACGCTGGATAAGTAATGATCCGAGTATTAAGCCTTATAAAAATTCAAATGGTGACATATTTCCTGAAGAGGAATTAGTCAAAGCATATAAAAAATGGGTAGGAAAGCCTCTTTGCATAGATCATAAATCAAGTTCAGTAGATCATGTAAGAGGCTTTATTGTTGATACCTATTATGATCGCAATCTTAAAAGAGTAATTGCATTGTGCGCTTTAGATAAAGCAGGCTATCCTCAATTAGCAAGACAAGTCGCAACTGGAGTATCTAATTGCGTTTCTATGGGAACTGCAGTTGGAAAAGCAATTTGTACAGATTGTGCAACTGTTGCTCGTACCGAACATGATTTTTGTGATCATATGAGGCGCAAAAGCTGTTATGGTGAAATTAACGTAGATTTAAATCCTCTTGAATTATCCATTGTTGTAAATGGTGCAGATCCAAAAGCTAATATTAAACATATTATTGCTGCTGCAAATACATTAAATGCTTATGTAGAAAGCAAACAACAAGAACTTAATAAATTGGCAGATTTATCTTATTCAGCTACTCTTATAGTTAATGATCAGGGTCAAAAGAGTGGTAGTAATACACAATTTGTTATTAATTCAACTGATCTTGCTAAATTTAAGACAGATCTTGATCATGCTTTTGAAAAATTAAGCGAGATTAATGATTCTGCAAAAAATTCAGAAAATAATACTAATGATTTGGCATCTAATCAATTGACGGAAATACCGTCTGCTGATTCTGGATTGGCTCCTCCACATGCAAGATACGCATCCGCTGAAGTAGGAGTGGACCACATCGCTGAACTTCAAGAGGTCACAAAGACTATTGAAACCAAGCTTGGCCAAATGAAACAAAGCTTGGATAAGTTAGCAAACACTTCTATAAACAAACAAGAGGAAAATATGTCAGGTACAAATAATGTTAAACAAGGTTATTACCAAGGTGCAGGCGGAGTTAATGAACCAACCCCAGGCCAAGCCAAGTATCCAAAAGATCCTCTAAACGAACAACTTCGTGAAAAAGAGGATAAGCAAATGTTAGGTCAATCACCATTCCCAGGTGTTGGCCCAGCCGATGGAATGCACCCATCCCCTGAATCTGCTGATCAATCTAATGAGCTAGAGCGTAAAAAAATGCTTGCTCGTGCAGAATCTGAAGAACGTGTTGCTCGTCGTCAGGCAATTGTTAACCTTGCAAAGCAAGCCCTTGAAAACAAGACTGCTTATTTCCAAAATGGTGATGGAAACAACGTTGGCACTCCAACTCCAGGTAAAGTAAAATACCCTATTGATAAACTTAACGAACAACTTCGTGATCGTGAAGATAA